CATTTGCTCTTTCGATTACTAAGTGCCGATAGGCACGGATTGCTGCTTTCAAGTCCGCTTGCAGACTCTCGATCAGCTCGTCTTGCTCAAGCAGCCGCGCTGTGGCGTCTTGGGCAAACTTGGCCAAGTTGTGCGCTTCCCACGCCTCAAACCTCATGCCAATTCCTCCCGTGCCATCTCATCGGCCTTTTTGCCCCAATAATCTCGGGTGACGCTATCCACCAGAAACCCCACCTGGTCGAACTTGCGCTCGGCCAGCACCTTGCCCAGCACCATCTTGACGTTGGTGCTTGCCTCGCCCAGCGCCTCGGCGATGTTGAAGCCATCCATCGGGTCGCACGCCTCGCCATGCGTCAGCAGCTCGGCAGCACGGTCTTCAATGGCAAATTCCAAAGCCTCGGCCCTGTCCTCGTCAGACTGGCGGCTGTTCATCATCATGGTGTTCATGCAGCTCATTTGCGGCATCCTTTCAAGCAGGCTGGTGACATCTTGGACTGGCACACGCCAAGAATTTGGCAGCGGGTCAGTGGCTTTGGTTTGATCCAGATTGTCTTCATGCCGACCACCCGTAGAACAGGCAAGCGGCCAAGCCGCAACCAATTGCCAAAGCCAAGGCATAACCAGCCACACGCTCCCAAAGCGGCTCTGGGCGGCCATAGGTCTGCACCCAGGTGCAGTCTGCAAAGTTACGGGGTGTTGTGTTGTTCTTCATGGGGTTCTCCTAAAAGGTGGGGCCAGTGGCCCCGGTGGGTGATTAGGCTGCGTTATAAGCAGGGACTGGTATGTAGCCATACTTTTTCCACTCCATCCGAATTAGCAGGCTGTATGTGGCCTTACCGTTGTTGGCAAGTGTCATCGCATCATGAACTTGAGCACGAACTTTGTAGATTTCTTTTTTGGTCATGGGGTTCTCCTAAAAGGTGGGGCCAGTGGACCCGTGGGTTAATAAATTTTGAAGCCAAGCAATTTGTTGATGTTCTGGCCAGCTTCTTCTGCTCGCTCACCAGCTGCATTTGCAGCAGCAGAAAACAATGAAGCATCTGATGTTGGGTCGGATGCGTTTTGCAGATCAACGCATTGGTCTGACAAATACAAGCCGGTTTCGGCTTCAATTGCCACCAGTTTTGCAATCAATTCTTTGTAGGTCATAACGGTCAGCCTTTTGCTGGTTGTTTGTTGGTAGGCCTCCAGTATAACACCACTTCCCACAATCTCACACATTTATTTTATAGGGACAAACCCTTACATCGAAGTGATTTCCACATCATGCGGTTTGCGCTTCCCGTCCAGCATTTCGTGTATGCGTTTCTCGGTCAGGCGGTGACAGTGAATCATGGTGCGTGCAGGCAGCACATCCAACAAGGCGGCATAGTCCTCCAGCACAGCACGCACAGCCTGAATACCAGCCCCGTCCAGCCTGATCGCGTTACCAGCAAGGTTGCGCTTACCTGCCATTGCCATTGCGGTGATGGCGTCCATCAGCAGGCCAGAACTGTCCTCGCAGACCTTCATGGTCTCGGTCAGAGTCTCCATAAGGTTGACCGCATCGGACACCACCAGCCAATCGTCAGTCGTGGGGTTTTCACCCTGCTCCATAGCGGCCAGCCCCGCATACATGCGGGTTAACTGGTGGCGGCGTGACTCCACAGGCAGCGGCTCGGTGGGGCTGGCCATCAGCCCGTCCAGCATGGTGTAACGCTTGGGCCGCTTCATGCTTTATCCCTTGCGAACTGGCGTGCCAGCTCCAGCTTGATGCAGTGCAAAATCTGCGCGGCCAGCGTGCGGGTGTTGGCCTCGGCCATCCTCCGCAGCTCCATTTCCACATCCGCAGGCAGGCGCAAAGTCATGTAGCGGTCTTTGATTTTCTCGGTCATAGCGTGTCCTTGTGTTGGTTAAAAAAGGCAGTGATCTGCTCCTTGGCATCATCAGCACCCTTGCACACTTTAGCACAATAGCCCACTTCCTCCAGATACTTGAGCCAATCCTTCTGCTCGGCACTGAGCACGCCACCCTTGATGCGCTTCATCTCAATCCACAAGCGCCAGGCAGGGATGAACAGATCGGGCACTCCAGCCGACACGCCCTCGATCTTCAATCTGGTGGCAGCGGCAATGCTTCTCTGGCCCCCGTTGGGGATAGCAAAGATGCGAACACCTCTGTAGGTCTGGCGAAACCAGCGCACCAGCTCGCGCTGCTCCTCATGCTCGGTGGGTATGCGATCAGTCAAAACGGAACCTCACGTTCCCACTTGGGGCACTCGCCAACGGCCTCGGCAAACTCTGCCGGCGGCTTCATAAAAAACTCAACGCACTGGCCATCGTTGCCGTAATGCTCACAGGTATGGCAGCACCTTGGTGGCCCAGCGTTATACCAATCGCGCCACTCAATCAAGAACTCAGGTTCAGCGTGTCTCATGCCCATTTCCTTCTCGTTACTTTGAAAAATTTACCGTCCTTGCGAAACTCAATCATGCTTGGAGGTGTTGCGTTGTTCATGTTCTGCACCACCTCGATCATGGTCTTAACATTCAGACCACCAGAAACAATTTGGGCACGCTCTGCAATCGTGATCAGCTTTTGCACAGCAGACTGGCCTGCATAACCATCGTGCGTAATGGCTAGATACTCGGTCACAGCCGGGTCACTCAGCCCACCGTAGTACGTCACAGCCAGCATCTGCTTGCCCGATGCCTTGCTGGTGTGCTCACGCCATGCCCAGCTCGTCACCTCCAGCTCTTGGCCCTCAAGCCCCATGATGTCGTCATCATGCAGTTGCAGCTTCTTGACCTCCCTTGGTGGGAATGGATGATCGCAGGCAGGGCAGACCATCACCGAGATATGCACCAGCTCGTCGCAGTTCTCGCAAACTTTGAGGGGCGCTTCACCATTGCCATCGCCACCCTTCTTTGGAGGCTGCACGTTGGTTATCGGGCCGTGTGTGGCCACCACGCCAGCAAAGTCCAGCACTAGGCAGTGGTCGGTGTGGCTCTTGACTCTCATTCCCCTGCCAGCCATCTGCACATACAGGCTGGCGCTCATGGTGGGGCGCAGCATCACCACCAGATCAATGTCAGGGTAATCAAAGCCAGTCGTCAGCACGTTGGCGTTGGTGAGGGCTTGCAGCTTGCCAGCCTTGAAGTCAGCGATCATTTCATCGCGCTGCTTCTTTGGTGTGTCTCCTGTCACGCAAGCAGCGGCCACCCCCTGCTGGCGCAGGGCTTCGGAAATGTGCTCGGCGTGCTTAACGCCAGCGCAAAAGAAAAGCCAAGCCTTACGGTCACCAGCCAAAGCCATCACCTCTTGCACCACAGCTTGATTCTTGTCATCCGTGTCCACCGCGGCTTGCAGCTCGGACTCGATGAACTCGCCCCCACGCTTATGCACGCCAGTCACATCCAGCTTGGCCTTGGTGACCTTTGATCGCAGAGTTGACAGGTGGCCCTTGTAGATCAGCTCCTCGATGCTGACAGGCTCAATCAGGGCATCGAACAGCGCAGGCTTGTCGGTGATCAGGCCATGCCCCAAGCGGTAAGGTGTGGCCGTTAAGCCCACCACCCGCAAAGCAGGGTTGATGGCCTTGAGTTCGGCAAGCAAAGCACGGTAGCCACCCTCATCCTTGTGGTTGACAAGGTGGCACTCGTCGATGATCACCAGATCAATGTGGCCAAGCTCTCGCGCCTTGCTTCGCACCGACTGGATACCAGCAAAGGTGATCGGCTCGCCCAACTCACGCCGGCCAATGCTGGCCGAATAAATCCCCATTGGAGCGCCGGGCCAGTGCTGGCGCATCTTCTCAGCGTTTTGCTCGATCAGCTCCTTGACGTGCGTGAGCATCAGCACCCGAGTCTCGGGCCAATTCTGCAAGGCATCCTTGCACAGCGCGGCCACAATGTGCGACTTGCCAGAGCCTGTCGGCAGCACCAGGCATGGGTTGCCACGGCCACCAGCCTCAAACCACGCATAAAGCTGGTCGATGGTGCGTTGTTGGTAGTCACGGAGCATCACGCTACAACCCTTCCACCAAACTGCTTTCGCATATCATGCAACTGCGTCCAGCCCTTATCAGCGCACGCCCCAGCATTTGCCAGCAGCTCCTTGCTACCAAACACGCCCTCTTGCTCTGGATCGCCATTGGCCACAGTCGTGCCATTGATCTCGTAAATTGCTGTCCATTCGTCAGGCCCATCTTTGCGCTGCCACGGCACCAGATCAGGGTGCAGAACATGACTCTCGCAGCCATTGCGCTGTGCATCCACCGGAATAACGTCATCCCATTTGGCACAGTGCCAAGTTGAGTCAGACAATGGTGTGGCCATCGCACAGGTGCGGCAGTTCACATGCTTGGTGGTCTTAGACTCATGGCAGAACTCATGGGCATCACAGAACTTGCACTGATACCAGCTCGCATCGGTGCTGATTGGCTCGGGCATCCTGTCGCTCAAAGCAATGTAGTGCCCTCGGCGAATGGCCTTGTCGGCCACATCCTTGTCCAGCTTCACGCGCTCGGTGTGGATGCGGTCATCGTCCTTGCAAACGGCCAAGTACAGCGCACGGTCCAGACCAGTCCCGGCCATGTAGACCTGCATCTGCACAAAATGCTCGGGCTTGGACTTCTCCACACCATCTTTGACCAGCGCATCAAACGACTTCTTGCTGTGCGTCTTGAACTCAGCCACATGCTTGGTCTTGGGTGCTTCAGGCACACCAGAATCAATAATGGCGTCCAGCGACCCCGAGACATGGCTCCCAAAGTCAACCCGGTGCTGTGCAGACACCTTGCGCACATCCAGCCCAATGGCACGCAGGTCGCTGATGATGTTGGCCTCCTCTTGGTGGCCACGCCTGAACAGGCGCAGGATGCGGCCAGGGAATGAGGGTTGCACAGCCCACCGAAACGACAGCCACAGCCACCTGTCGCAAACATGGCCCAAGCTACTGGCCCCAAGATGCGGTCTAGGCACTTCAGCAGTGGCTTCATGGTGCTTGTCAATCAGCGCCTGAATGTTATGATCACTCTCGGGTATTTTCATGGTTTCTCCTGTTGGGAACTTTGCCCCGGCCTTCATCAGCCGGGGCATTTTTTTTGCTTACTTCTTAGCCCACGGTGGCGCTGCCTTACCAGCAGATGGCGCAGGGTTGCTTTGGCCTTGTGGCATAGAGGCCGCAGGCGCTGCACTTCCAGACAAAGACTTAAAAGCCTTCACCTCGTTGCTGGCCCCATACTGAGCGTCTTGCTTGACCTCCAGCTTGATGCCGATCTGCCCGCCAATCAACTGGTCGGTGTCGGCAACCTTTGCCAAGCCAATCGCACGCATGATCTCGCCCAACTGCTGGCGGCCAATCTCCTCGGCCTTCGGGTTGGCGTTCTTGATGTTTAAGTTGCCAAACACAACCCGCCCTTGGTGGCTTGGGCCAGTGATGTCATAACGCAGCTTGATGTACTGACCATTGCCCGCCTTGGTGGCCTTCAGCTCGGATTGCGAGATGGTGGCGGTGTACCAGCCAGCAGGCAAAGGCTCAAAACTGCCAGTGTTGCCAACAGGCAATTCGTTGATGTCAAAAGTCTCTGATAAAAAAGCCATGATTTACTCCTTGGGGATGATTTTGAAAGATGGGCGGCCAGGCTTGGCCGTGATAGCACCAGCCAGAGGCCCGGTGATGGATTCGTCGGCTGCTTTCCAGACCGACATGTTGATCTCCGGCTTCCACCGGAAAAGTGTTGCAAGGTGATCGCTCAGTCCGGCTTCAGTGGCAAGCATTTGCAGCTTCTCTGAATCGACCTTGCGGTCAATGCGTCCCTCGATCTTGATCTCAAACCCTGCTGCACCAACGGTCTCGGTGCTGTCAAGTTGGTCTGAGATACGTGCCAGCTTCTTGATGTGGTCCTCAATATCGCGTCGATCTTCTGTTGCATCTTTTTCTTCTTGCTTTGCTCTGAGCCACATCTGGGCCAACTCTGCCATGTCGGTGGTTTCGATCATGGCGCTCTCGCTTTCAGCATGGCATTGGCATAGTCGTAGGATTCATCGGCTAAAGTAGTGAGCATCTCAACGAACATAGCCGGTTGGTCTGTGGCTATATCTTGATAATGCTTGGTCAAAATCAGTGACTGCATAGCCGCCGAAGCAAAGTAATCGCGCAGCGACAACACCTCAGAGCAAGGCGACCCACCATCGTCTTTCATTTCAATCATGCTCGTCCCCCAATCTTGTTAATGATTGCACCAAGGTCTGGCGCTTCCCAACCAGCCAACTTGCCCGAACGATCCTTGGCCAGCCACAGGCCATCGCTATCACACATCAAGGCCCGTTGCGTCACGCCCTCGGCATCGCGCTCAACACGCAGGGCCAGCACCTCGTCGAAGAAGTAAGGCAGACCTTGCGTCAAACTCTTGCCGGGCATCCCAGGGTTGTAAAGCATCTTGCCCATCTCGTCGGTAGACTTTTCCAGCTTGGCGCTCATGTAGACATGCTTGCCCGGCAAATCCCGAAACGCACGGATCAGCTCTTGCATGGTGGTGTTCATCTCACCATAAGCCGCACGCCCATCCTTGGACTTCTTCATCTCATGGGCCAGCACCACCTCGGCCACCTCGCTGATCGAGTCAAGCGCCACCGACTCAAAGCCCGATGCCTCCTTGCTGTCTCGGCACCATGTAAATGCCTCGCGCAAATCTTCCATGCTTGCGATCTCGATGTAAGGCAGGTCAGCGTCTTGGATGGACAACAAACCACCCTCGGCAGACAATACGATCACATTGGGCAGCGTCTTGACCAAGGTGGTCTTACCTGCACCAGCCTGCCCATAAACCAACAACTTCACACCATTGGCAGTTAAACCGCCAGTCGATTTCAAATTGATAGCCATCTGGCTCTCCTTCTTTTGCACCACTGTCAGGGAATCTGTTTGTGGTGTAGCGATATTGTAGCGTATGATTCGCACATCACAACAATTTTTTCAAACAAGGATAAAAACATGATGACGCTCGAACAAATACGCCAAGCCCTTTCAGACCGAATGCCCATCAGGGTTGCAGAGGCCACAGGGCTGCACTACAACACCATTCGCCAGGTGCGTGACAACCCCGACGCAAACCCCACGCACAAGGTCTTGCAGGCTTTGTCGGACTATTTGGAAAGCCGGAAGGTGACGCATGGCTGACCTCTCAAACGTATTTGGCGGCCCATGGTCACCACCACCAGAAAAACTGGTTGCCTCCCCAGAGGCGCAACTCATAGACGCCATGAAAGCGGCAGGCTTAGAGCCACCAGATCACATTCAGATGGACGGTAAGTTGCACCGCTTTCGCTCGGGCACCAAAGGCAAGCCAGGCATCGATAAACCGGGTTGGTACGTAGCATTTTCAGATGGCGTGCCATCTGGCCGTTTTGGTTGCTGGCGTGCTGGTTTAGAGGTGACATTTCGCGCCGACATTGGCCGCAAGCTCACCACTACTGAGGAAATAGCCAACACCCACCGCTTGACAGAGGCAAAAGCCTTGCGTGATGCTGAGACAGCCAAATTGCGTGAGGTCGTATCCAGCACCATTGAGCAAATTTGGGCATGCTGTTCAGCGGCAAGCCCCGAGCACCCCTATCTCAAGCGTAAGGGCGTTATAGGCCACGGAGCACGCATTACCACCGATGGGCGTTTGGTTATTCCGTTATATGATCAAGACGGCACACTCTCCACCCTCCAGTACATAGACCACGAAGGCGGCAAGCTCTATCACCCTGGTGGCCAGACTGGAGGTAAGTTCTGGCAGATAGGCTCACTGGATGAGCCTGGGCCACTCTATGTGGCGGAGGGCTTCGCCACAGCGGCAACCATCCACGAGATCACCAACCGCCCTGTCATCGTGGCCTACAGCGCCAGCAACATTGTCCCCGTCACAGGCAAGTTGCGCGAGATGCACGGCCCAGCCCAAGAGATCGTGATCGTGGCCGATAACGATGCCTCCGGTGTTGGCCAGCGCTACGCCGAGCAGGCCAGTGCCAAGTACGGCGCACGCACAGTAACCCCACCAGTTCAAGGTGACGCCAACGATTATGTGCAGTCTGGCAACGACTTGGCCAGCCTTCTTGCACCAACACATGATGATTGGCTCATCCCCGCCGATGAGTTTTCAGCCCAGCCCAGCCCCATCTCATGGCTGGTTAAACGCTGGATTCAGGATCAAGCCCTTGTCATGGTCCACGGCCCATCAGGTGGCGGCAAGACGTTCGTGGTGCTCGACTGGTGCCTGCGCATTGCCAGCAGTACCCCCGACTGGTGCGGCAACAAAGTTCGCCCTGGCCATGTGGTCTATCTGGCAGGTGAGGGTCATCACGGCCTCAAAGGCCGAATTGCCGCTTGGAAGCACCACCACAAATCGGGCAAGCTAAACATGTGGCTCTCCAAGCACGGCTGCGACCTCAACACCCCCGCTGGCTACCTAAAAGTGGTCGAGCACATCCGAATGCTGCCCGAGACCCCCAAGGTGATCGTGGTCGATACCCTGCACCGCTTCCTTGCAGGCGATGAGAACAGCGCCCAAGACGCCAAGACCATGCTGGACGCCTGC